AGTATCCTTAGATACAGAAGTTTCTGTAGTAACAGCTACAGGTGTTTCCCTGTAACCCGAAGCCAACAGTTCATCGTATTGAGCCTGTTGTGCAGGCAGAGTAACAGTAGCTACCTGACCAGAAGGCCCGTATAGAGTTACAACTTTTACACTCTGCTCTGTTTGTTGACTGGTTTCGGCCCACGGATTAAAGTTAGCCCAGTCTCTGTTCATCATGCCACCATCTGCGTAACCTGCATTGCCAACAGCTTTAGGTGCGCCAGTGTTATACATAGCCTGTTGTTGCATGTATGGGTCTGTCTGTGAGGTTTCTGTAGGCTGTTGTACGAAGCCACCTACTGCCATCATCATGCTGTCAAGCTCTGCCTGTTCTTCAGGGCTAAGCTCTTGACCGCCACCCATCTCAGGTCCAGCTACAGGTTCACCACCAATGCGTCCGTCTTGCTCCATGCGTGACAGGCCCATCTTAGCTTCATTACGTAGATCTTCAAAGAACTTCATACCATAGAAACGTAGTACATCAGCAGGTACAACGTACTCGCCTTCACTTAGCATAGCAGGAATGTCATCACGTACTTCTTCTGGCAAAGAGCCGGGAGGTACATCGTTACCACTCACAGGGTCTACACGTTCAGCCTCTGTAAAGGCCATTTCCATTTGTTCATCCATTCGCTTTATCCCTCAAGTATTTAAGTCTGCGTAGTGTTGCTATAGAGCCTTGCGCCCTGTTTACCTCAGCGATACTCTCTGCTTGTTCTAGGTTCTTGTGCTGGTCAGCAATCCAAACATCTAGTTCTTCACAGAAAGCATCCCACTGAGGTTTATCATTTACAAAGTTCTTAAGCGACATTGCCACTAAACCCTTGCTCACCCGGTGTTGGTGCTACGCCTGTGCCAATAGTGCCACCACCTGCACCTGTCTGGTCTTGTGGATTAGCGGCAGGCTCTGCAGGAGCTTGACCCTCTGGCGCTGGGCCACCCATAGCACCCATGTCTGGTGTTGGAGCAGGCTGTTGGAACCCTTTGAGGATCTCAGCTTGGATAGCAGCATCCTGCATGGAGTTAGTCACCTTGTCAGGATCAAGATCCATGCTCTTAGCGATCTCACGTACAATGTAATCCATCTTAGCAAAAGGAGCCAGCATTGGGTTAGAAGCTACCTGTAGGAACTGCATGAGACGCTGAGAGCGTACCTCATTAGCCATCAAGCTCTCTGTGCCATTAGCTTTAACTTCTAAGTCACCACGAATAGATTCATCAAAGTCAAACTGCATGTTGAAAGCAAAGAAGGCACGTCCAAGTGGAGCTAAGAGGTAATCATCTACGTTCTTAACTACAGCACGGATACTACCGTTAGCAGCGCTCATAAGCATGGAGATACCAGAAGCTGTACGTCCTACACCCGATACACCTGTCTGACCGTGAGCGAAGCTAGGGAAGCCTGTACTCTCATCAGCCAAGACACGAGCTTTATCAAATAGCTGCATATTCTCTTGTGCTACGTTAGGGAACTTAGTGCCGAAGATCGCTTGACCCGGAGCGCCACCCTGACGTCGGAAGACTTTACCCGGATGTACAGAGAGGTCTTGACCCGGTACAAGGTTAGTCTCATCAATCTCAATAAGAAGATTACCAGATAGTACAGCATTGTCAACAGCCATACGCATAAAGCCGTTCATCAGTGTCTGTGTGTCATCCATGTTCTCAGCAATACCTACACCAAAGAAGGAGTAAGGGTTATGCTCATATGGTGCTGCATAGTAAGGAATACGTGATGGTTTGAATGGGTTGAGAACACAACGGATGATCTTACCGTTTACTGTCCAGATATTAGCATTTACTTCAAACAAGCCTTTAAGCTCTTTGGGTATCTTAACGCCATTCTCTTCAAGAAGCTCTACATCAACGAAACCCCAGAACTCCAACACTTCCCAGCGCTCAGAGCTAGTGTCGATGACATTATCGTCTTCCATCTTCATTTCCCAGTGCTTACGCACATAGTCAGAACCTACAGCGATAGAGTCTTCGATAGCATCATTAATGAAGTAAGGGCGGTTCTTCAAAGAGCGAAGCTGGTTACGTGACATCTTGTGACGCTCGATGACGTACTCTGCATCATCCATAGATGTAGCTTCAGGGTCAGGGTAGAAGTTCCAGATAGACACGTGGTTAGTTGCTGGTACAGTCTTGACTAGAGGGTCATACTCACCTTCTTCGTTCCAGTTAGGGTATTCCTTATCTACAGCGAATGGACCCTTCATAACACCCGTGCCGAGTAGCGCCATCTCGAAAGCCATAGAGCGTAGATGCTTAGATGCACCACTCTCGTTAAGCTGATCGTGGATCTTCTTCTCCATCTTCTTAGCTGCTACCATAGCAGGATGGAATGTTACTGTAGTAGGACCAGTGCCGCTACCCTCAACAATCTTATCAGATACACTATCTAGCTTGGTTGAGAGAGGTCCAAGACGGTTACGCAAGTCCGACATGGTTTCACCCGGCTGCAGCTTTGTGTCAGGACCAATAAGGTAAGGCTTAGGCGTTCCGTTAGTGAAAGCAGAGGACAGTTCATCCGTAGCCTTCTCAGCGTTTGGATCTAAGTTAATGTGTACAGATTCTGCTACACCGTCTGGCAGTACGGTAGGGTCTACAGAGAGCGGGAACTTGTTGTTACCGAATAGTACGTCAACAATCTGACCATAGGCTGCAAGAGATTTTGTCTTAGTTACTTTAACGAATACTTTAGACTTCTCAGAGGAAGTAAACTGTACATCTGGGCCGTAGATACCACGATAGTTACGATAAGCACGTAGCCAACGCTCTTCATCTGCCTGCCGTGCATCCTCAGCTCTATTGAAACGCTCTGTAACAAATGAAACAATGCTACTAACATTCTCGAACAAACTATCTTCTTGCTCTTCAGCTGCAACTACTTCATCTGTTTCGTAGGAGAGGTCATCTATATCTGCCATTTATTTAGTATCCAAAGCTAGGGTCTGACATCTGAAAGCCAGAGTTTTGTGTTGCTGGGTTGAAGTCCCAGATAGAGCTACGAGGTCTTGTCATGATACCGTATCGCAATGCGTCATACAAGTGGTCTTCTGCGTTAGTGTCAACGTCTTCAGGGTTTCTCTTGTCTAGCGGGATAATAGGTAGCTGTGCTATTGTGCTAATACAGTTAGAGAAGAATACAAGTCTAGGCTCTTCTGTGTGTTCATCTACCTGCAAACGCCTATGGATCTCGTTCTTACCTGCTACCCGTGAACCACGAGAGCGATCCGATGGTCTCCAGCGACACCCCTTCATAATCATCTGCTCTGCTAGTGATGGACCTGTGTCACCTCTTTTATGCCAGAGAGAGGAGTCCAACACTCCGTAACGTATAGTACCATCATTTGCCTCAGCTTCCAAGATCATATCTGCTAGATCAGTAGCTGTAACCTTAGAGCAATATAACTCTCTGTAGACAACCAGCTGTTCACTTGGTGATACAGCGAACCAGAGAACTCCAGTGTAGGAGCCATAACCGTAGTCGCAAGCTCTAAACTTAGGCCACGAGTCTGGAATATCGTAAGGCTCAGTAACGTGTATTCTTCGATTAAACTCAGGAAATGCAGCTCCTTCATTGACGTCCCAGTTACCCTCAAGTAGTTGCTTACGTTGATGCTCAGGTAATGACAGAAGCATGGCTTCATAGTCGCCTGTATCAGCTAGGTAAGGGTTATCAAACAAACTAGCAGGGATAAACCTGCGCTTAAACAGAGGCTCACCCGCACGGCTATGCCCTTTAGGGAACGTAATAGTGTCACCTGTTTCAATGTTCGTAGCCCAGAACGCTTCATTAGAAGGTGCAGGATCAATGAACATCTTCTTAACCCAACCATGCCCAGCGCCGCCGGGGTTAGTTGTACCACGCATATACAAACCTAAGTCTGTACTGTGAGCGCTACGTAGTCGAGAACGCATGTAGTCCCACGCATAAGGTGTAGGCCACTGTGTAAGTTCGTCAAAGCCAATCCAGTTAAACGCCTGTCCTTGGTAGCGTGTAACATCCAAGTCTTTGTCGAGGTACGACATCCAGAGCCTTCCGCCTTGTGGAGTAGTCCACTGTGACTTACGCTCTGACCATTTAATGCCGGGTACAGCTTTAGGGTACAGCTCTTGGCTCTTCTGGATAAGTTCACGTAGCTCTTCTGTAGTATGTCGTACTAGCAACCCACTGAAGTTAGCATTACCTAAACCGTGTAGCGGGTCAGCAAGCATGGCATAAGATTTACCACCACCTGCTGCCCCGCCGTACAATACTTCCCTTTCAGAGGCGCTTAGGAAGTTTGTCTGTGGCCCCGGATTGGGCTTAAACACGATGTCTTGAGCTGCTTCTACATCAAGGTCTGGTGCTTTAACTTGAGCATACACTGGAGCTACTACAGGTTCAACCGTCTGAGGAGTCGATGATTCTGTAGGCTCCGATGTTTTCTTCTTCGAGCTTTTTGATTTCCGTAAGCGTTTCTTCGAGCCGCTGGGCAAGCTTGCGTTTAATTCTAGCTGTTGTCTTACGTTTTTGCTCAATGTCTACCCTCTT